AATAAATCCAGATGGGAAACCGCTAAAGAACTAGGGTTAGAATTTGACATAGCACCCAAACTTAGTGTAGAAGATGGTATTGAGCAAGTAAGACGAATGTTACCAAAGTGTTTTTTTCATAAAAACAATTGCAATAAGTTGGTTGAAGCATTAAAATCATATTGTAAGCGGTGGGATGAAAAAAATAATTGTTTTAGGAATAAACCCCTACACAATTGGGCATCACACTTTTGCGATTCGGTAAGATATGGAGCTGTTACAGAACCCATAGAAAGATCGGATTGGAATAAGCCAATAAGAGTAGATACAAATTATATAGTTTAATATGGCAAAAAAAAATAAAGAAATATCCAATATAGAATTACAAAGTTTATTATCAAATCAAATTCAAAATGCTTTAGGTTATTTAGGAGGAGAACTTTCTGAGTCCAGAGCAAAATCATTAGAATATTATTTAGGTGATAAATTGGGTACAGAAATAGATGGTCGTAGCCAAGTAGTCAGTACAGATGTATCGGATACGATTGAAAGTTTGTTACCTAATTTATTAAGAGTATTCACAGCTTCAGATAAAGTTGTAAATTGCGAACCTATGACAGCCGAAGATATTCCTATGGCTGACCAAGCGACAGCTTATTTAAATCATGTTTTTTATAAAGAGAATGATGGCTTTCAATTATTATATAATTTTTTCAAAGATGCGTTAATTGAGAAAAATGGTTTCTTAAAAATTTATTGGGATGACTCTGAAAAAGTAGATTACGAAACTTACGAAAATTTATCAATCGTTGAGAAAGAGGCTTTGCAAGATACTAAAGATGAAATAGAAATTGTTGAAGAAGAAGTATTTGAAGATGAGTCTGCCAAAGAAGAATTTGAAAAAGTTTTAGAACAATACCAAGTTCAAGGTGTAGATACCTCTCAAGTTCAAGTTCCTAATTTTGATTTATATAATTGTAAAATTAAAAGAATTACTAAAACAGGTAGAGTAAAAGTTGAAAGCATTCCACCTGAAGAATTTTTAATTGATAGAAGTGCTAAGACAATTGAAGATGCAAATTTTGTTTCCCATAAAGTTTTAATGACAAGATCAGACTTAGTCGCTATGGGTTATTCTCAAGAAGAAGTTGATGAGTTACCAAAATCAGATTTAGATATTTACGACAATGAAGAAAATGTAAGAACAAGAGATATAGATAATTATTCAATTAATAATCCAACAGATACATCAACCGAAAAAGTTTTAGTTTATGAGTCTTATGTAAAATATGATTATGATGAAGATGGTATAGCAGAGCTTAGAAAAATTATATCGGCTGGAACAGATGGTGCTAACATATTATCAAATATGCCTTGCGATAATATTCCGTTTGTAACCATCACTCCTATTCCAATGCCACACAGATTTTATGGAAGATCAATTTCAGAATTAGTAGAAGATGTTCAGTTAATGAAATCTACAGTAATGCGTCAGTTGTTAGACAATATGTATTTAACAAATAACAACAGAGTAGCTGTTATGGATGGTATGGTTAATATGGATGATCTATTAACAACTAGACCTGGTGGAATTGTTAGAACTAAACAACCACCGAATCAAGTGATGCAACCTTTACAAGCTCAACCAATTTCACAACAAGCCTTTCCATTATTATCTTATTTAGATTCAGTTAGAGAAGCTAGAACTGGTGTTTCAAAAGAAGCTCAAGGTTTAAGTCCAGATACTTTAAATGCTAAAACAGCAACTGGTGTAAATGCACTAATGCAACAAACTCAAATGAGATCAGAATTGATTGCTAGAGTCTTTGCAGAAACAGGTGTTAAGAGTTTATTTAAAAAAATATTTGAACTGATGGTTAAGTATCAAGATAAAGAAAAAATTATAATGATGAGTAATCAATATATTCCAGTTAGACCTACTGAGTGGAAAGATAGATTTAATATTAGTATTGTTGTTGGACTAGGAACTGGTTCTAAAGAACAACAAACAATTATGTTAAACAGTATTTTAGAAAGACAACTACAAGCATTCCAATTACAAGGTGGAAAAGAAATGCCAATGGTTAATCTTAAAAATATGTATAACACTTTAACTAAGATGGTAGAGAATGCTGGTCTTAAAAATGTAGAAACTTACTTTGTAGATCCTGATGTTGGTAAACAAATGATGCCACCACCTCAACCACCACCATTAACTCCTATTGAGAAAATAGAATTTACTAGAATTGATGCTGAGAATAAGAGAAAGATTGCTGACCTACAATTACAATCTCAAGAACTTGCTCAAAAAACTCAAGAAATGCAGTTAGACTTTGAAACTAAGATAAAAGAAATGTCTTTAAAGTATAATACTCAATTAGATACTGCAAAAATTAAAGCTGATGCAGATTTAGATAAGATGATGGTTGCTGGAGATAACAAAATACTTGAACAAGCGGCAAAATCTACTAATATGTTCGGTGAACAACTAAAAGGAACGAATGGAAGCGAAAGACCAGGCAGACAGGTCGGTGGAGATCAGCCGATCCAACGAAGCCAAGCAGATATTAGAGAGTAAACTTTTTCAAGAGAGTATGGAAACTCTTAAAAAAATTTATTCTGAAGCACTTCTTGAAAAAACAGGTGCTAAAGAGAGTGATACCAGAGAAAAACTTTGGATTGCTTATAATGTTGTAGGCAAAGTGGAACAACACTTATATACAATCATTGAAACTGGAAAACTTGCTTCTAAACAGTTAGAAGATTTCAGAAAACAACAGGATAATACAAAATTTTAACCACAATGGTTAGAATAAGCCAAGTCGCAAGACAGCTTAACATAGGAGGACTTAATGTCTAACGAAAACCCACTACTGAATAATAATTCGGTACAAGGTGCTGCAAAATCTATTGAAAGTTTAATGGACTCAAATGGAGTTATCAAAAAACCTCAAGAAGAAGCTGCACCAGTTGAATCAGAAGTAGAAGCGAAAGCTGAAACTGAGATTGAACAACAACCTGAAACTCAACCAGAGGAAACTTTGGAAGTAGCAGATGAAGAACAAGCATCAGAAGATGAAAATGCAATTGAAGAACAAACAACCGATCTACACCAGGTTACTGTTAACGGTGAAAAGATTGATGTTGACCTTGACGAATTAAAAGCAGGTTATCAAAAAGATGCTGACTACAGACGAAAAACTGAGGAGATAGCAATTGAAAAAAGAGAGCTAAAATCCGAAGAAGATCGTCTTAAAAATCAGTATTCAACTAAGATGGATGATTTAAATTCATTAGTAGTTACTTTAAATGCTGAGATTAACAATGATATGAATTCTAAGGAGCTTGATGCTCTTTGGGATGAAGATCCAACTGAAGCTGCTAGAGTTGATCGTAAGATACAAAAACGAAAACAATCAATTCAACAAGCACAGCAAAAACTGAGAGAACATCAAGAATCTCAGTTCCAGGAAATATTAAAAAATGAACAAAAAAAACTTCATTTAAGACATCCTGAAATTGCTGATCCTATTAAGGGTGCTAAAGTTAAGTCAAATATTATGGGTTATTTAAGTTCTAAAGGCTTCACAAATGATGATGTTGCTAGAATTTATGATTCAAGAATGTTTGATGTGATTATGGATGGAATGAAAGCTAATGCGACTAAACCCAATTTAGTAAGTAAGAAACTTAAACCATCTACTGTTGTTAAGTCTGGTGTTAAAACTACTAAGGAAGATATAAATAGTCAATCTAGGTTGAAGAAGATGAATGCGTTGAAGAAAAGCGGTAGTGCAAAAGATGCTACTGATTTACTGATGCGTTATCTATAAACAATAACCTAACGGAGAAAACAAATGGCTAAATACCAAACATACACAGCAATCGGTATAAGAGAAGATATAGCGGACATAATTTATTCAATTAGTCCGACAGAAACTCCTTTTATGTCAGGTATTGCTAAAACAAAAGCAACAAACACACTACACCAATGGCAAACAGATGCACTAGCTGATGTTGCTACAAATGCTGCAGTTGAAGGTGCTGATATTTCTTATGGAACTATGGCTCCAACTGTATTGGAAAATAACCACACTCAAATTTCTACTAAAGGAATTCAAGTTACTGCAACTAACGAAGCTGTAACTTCTGCTGGAAGAAATAATGAGATGGCTTACCAAGTAGCTAAAGCTGCAAAAGAATTAAAAAGAGATATGGAAACTGCTCTTTTATCTAATGTCGCTAAATCTGCTGGTAATTCAACAACTGCAAGAAAACTTGGTGGATGTCCAACTTGGTACGAAACTAATGTTGACGCAGGTGCAAATGGTTCTGGTGCTGGTAATGGTGCTATAAGAACAGATGGAACTCAAAGAGCTTTTACTGAAGATCAGTTAAAAGGTATTTTAGTTAGCTGTTACAATGAAGGCGGAAACCCTAACATGATTATGGTGAATGCTTTTAACAAACAGAAACTATCTGGCTTTACAGGCGGTTCTACTAGGTTTGATGCTGCTGAAGATAGAAGATTAATTACTTCTATTGATGTGTACGAATCAGACTTTGGTACTATGCAAGTAGCTCCAAACAGATTTATCAGAGGTGCTAATGGTACATCTGCTAAAATCGGACAAGATGCTCACATCCTAGATATGGAATACTGGGCAGTTTCTTTCTTAAGAGATTTCTCTCTGCAAACACCAGCACAAACTGCTGATGCTGACCAAAGATTTATGGTTGCTGAGTACACTCTTGAGTCAAGAAATGAAAAAGCAAGTGGTTTAATCACAGATTTAACTACTTCATAATAAATCTAAGGTGGTGGGGGAATTATCCCCCATCATTCAATTAACAATTTTGTTTGGTCTTTGAAGTCAATGACGGAACGAAGCAAATAAATAGGATAAAAAAATGAGAACATTAAACGATTACTTTATTACATCTGCAATTCCAGATGTATCAACAGCTTCATCAACTTTTGTTTGTGTACCTGATGGTGGAAAAATTATTAAAATCATCACTCACAACAAAGCAACTACAACTGGCACAGCAGCTATTTCTTTTGAAATAGGTGGTGTTGCAGTAACTGGTGGTGCTATAAGTCATACTGCATCAGGATCTGCTGGTAGAGTAGCAACTGCTTCTCCAACAGCTTTAAATACTGTTGTTGAAGATGGTACTATTGAATGTATCACTAATGGTGGTTCAACAAATACTTCTAAAATGGAAATTACTTTCGTAATTAGAAGATAATAGTATATAACAATATTTGGGGGATCTTACCTAGCGGTACTTCCCCCTTAAAATTAGGAGAAAAAATATGAGTTTTAATTACGGACTAAGACCTACTACCCATCAAGGTAAAACAAGTGGTGGAACATCAGCACAATCTGCTGCATTTGGATCACAAACTGAATATGTAAGAATAGCATCAACTGCTGATGTTTATATTTTATTCGGTGCAAACCCAACTGCGGTTGCAACTGCTAATTCTTCAACTATTTTTATACCTGCTGACCAACCTGAAATTTTTAAAGTTTCACCTGGTGAGAAAGTAGCTTTTATAGGTACTGCTGAAGTTTCTATTACTGAAATGAGTGCTTAGTGGCTAAACAAAAGTTTACTCACTTTGTTCCAAGAGATCAGCCTAAAAAAAGACCAGGTTGTCATAAAAAATCTCAGAACAAATCTGAATGTAGGCAAAAAAATCAAAATAGATATAAAGGTCAAGGCAGATGAGAAAAGATACAGTTATTGATGGTTTAAAAAAAGAAACATTTTCCCTAGATGATATGGAAAATAAAATTGTTGTAAATGAAGAAGTTAATATAGATCCTCATTTAAAACATAATAAAATATTATTAAATCAAGATGATGGTTATTCTAAATCAAGAGATTTAAAAAGAGTAGCTAGTATTCCAACTTTAGCTTTAAGTGTATGGGCAAAAGAGTATAATGGTGATAGTAATTGGTTTGCACTTCCTAAAGAAGTTCAAAATAAAATATTAAAAACCAAACTAAATAGTAATGAGTTTCAATATTTTAAAACAGCAGAAGGTAAATTATAATGGCATTAGCAACTTACTCAGATTTAAAAACATCAATAGCAAATTGGTTAAACAGATCAGATTTAACAAATGAAATATCAGAAGATTTTATTGTTCTTGCAGAAGCTGATTTTAATTCTAAATTAAGAATTAGAAAAATGAATACCTCTGCATCTATTACAATAGATTCAGAAACAGAATCTATACCTTCAGATTTTTTACAAATAAGAGATTTTTTTATTACTGAAGGTGAAACTAAGTACCCTTTAAAATATATTACTCCAGCTCAAATGGATGAAATTAGAGGTTCATCTTCATCTGGAATGCCTTCAGCATATACTATACTTGGAGATAATTTTAGATTTGCACCTATTCCATCTTCATCATACACAGGCACATTAAATTATTATGCTAAGTTTCCATCTTTATCAGATTCAAATACTTCTAATTATATTTTAACAAGTCATCCTTCAATTTATTTATATGGTTCACTATATCATGCAGCTAATTTTTTAGGTGGAATTGAACCAAGACAAGTTCAACAATGGCAACAACAATATACTACTGCTCTTGAAAGATTAGAGAGAAATGACAGAGAAGATCAATATGGAAATGCACCTTTACAACAAAGAGGTGATGTAACTGTTTCAGGTGCGTTTAATGATGTATCTAGTGTTTTTACTAATAACAATGGTTAAAAAAAATGATAGATAAAAAGGAAAAAAAATTAATAAAAAAACATTCACCTCATCATAGTAAAAAACATATGAGTATAATGCTTAAAGAAATGATACAAGGAATGAGTTTTAAAAAAGCTCATAAAAAAGCTATTAAAAAAGTAGGAAAATAATGCAAATACCTTTTGGCGAATGGCTACCAGATCAACCAGAACATAATAATCCTGGTGCTAATGTAGCTAACAATGTTTACTATGCTTTAAATTCTTATAAAAGATTTCCTTCATTAGTTAATTATTCTACAAATACTACTACTAAAGATTCAAGAGGTGCAGGTTCTTTCAGAGATAATTCTAATACTGTATTTAATTTTGTAGCAACACAAGATACTCTTTACGAATTAACTGGTGGAGCATTTACAGAAAGAGGAGCAGGTGGAAAAGTATTAAGTAATTCTTTTGCAACTTGCACAATTACAGTTTCTGATTATGCAAATATCGGTGCTGGTAAAACTATTACTTTATCTAAAAATGATGGATCAACAATTGTATTTACTTCATCAACTGGATCACCATCTACTAATCAATTTCAAGTTCAAACAAATAACAATACTACAGCAACAAATTTAAAAAATACTATTAATAGTCATGCAGATTTTTCAGCAACTGTATCGGATGCAGTAGTAACAGTAACAAGAGCAACTATTGGTAGAGAAAATTTAACTAATGTTTCATCTGATACTGCAAGACTAACAACAACTAATTTTGTAGGTGGAACTCCTTTAACTGGAGATGCTACAGATTATATTACTTTTACTCAATTTGGAAATTATGTAATTGTTAGTAATGGTGTAGATGCACCTCAATATTATTTAATGGGAACATCATCTGCTTTTGCAAATCTTTCAAGTATTGGAACATCAGGTACTGTACCAGTATTTAAATGTTCAGGAGTTATTAGAGATTTTTTAGTTACAGGTAATCATGTTGGTGCATCCAATAGAATACAATGGTCTGGAATTAATGATATTACAACATGGGAAAGTGGTACTAAACAATCAGACTTACAAGACCTACCAGGTTCAGGTGGACAAATTGTTCACATAACTTCTGGAGAGATTGGCTATGTATTTAGACAAAATCAAATAATTCGTATGGACTATGTCGGTGGTGCAACTGTGTTTAGGCTGTCAGTAATTTCACCTAATAGAGGTGCGGTATATGGAAGAACAGTATGTCAAGATAATCGTAGAGTCTTTTTTTATGCTGATGACGGATTCTTTGAAGTTAATGGAGATCAAGTTACAGCAATAGGTGCAGAGAAAGTAAATAGATTTTTTGATTTAGATTTAAACAAAGCATTTGCTGATAGAATAGTTGCAGCAACAGATCCTTTTAATCAATTAGCAATTTGGTTATATCCATCTTCTGCTGATACATCTAATACTACTGGTATTTGTGATAAAGTTTTAATTTATAATTATGCTACTCAAAAATGGTCAACTGCTACTACCAATGCTAGTACAATATTTTCACAATTCGTTGGAGCTTATACAGTAGAACTTATGGATATTATTTCAGAAAACTTAGATAATATTAATATATCACTAGATACTGATTTTTGGTCTGGTGGACAATTATTACTAGGTGCTATTGATAGTGATTACAAAGCTGCTATTTTTTCAGGTACAGATAATATTGGAGAAATAGAAACTACAGAATTAGAGTTGTTTCCAGGAACAAGATCGTCTATAATAGGTGTAAGACCTATAGTAGATGCAACAGCTACAGTTACTTTAAAAACTAGAGATAGACTTGCGGATAGTGCTACAGAATCAACTGTTTCAAGTATGAACTCAACAGGCATTAATCCAGTAAGACAATCTGGAAGATATGTTAAAGTTAATGTTAAAATACCAAGTGGAGGAGCTTGGAAAGATGCACAAGGAATAGATTTGGTTGCATCAAGATCAGGGTTGAGATGACAGATAAAACTGATATAGATAATGTTAGATACAGTTTTGAAACACAAGAGTTTTTTCAAAGACAAATTGAAGAAGCTATTAACGCATTAATAAATGAAAAAAATCAAGAAAATAATAAAGTATTCTCTTGGTTTATAGGAGATTAAAATGGCAGGTATAAAAGATTATTCAACAACCCAAGCAAATAATACTGATCTTAATGGTATTTCTACTGCTGAAGGAATGTTACCTTCTAATCTAAACAATGCAATTAGAGCATTGATGAAGAATACTAGAGAATGGTTTAACGATAGTCAATGGGTAGAGTATGGTGATGGTGATGCAGCTTTTACAGCAGCTTATGCAAGTTCAACTTCATTTACAATTGCTGGTGTTAATGTTACAGCAATTTATCATGCTGGAAGAAGAATTAAATTAACAGCTTCTACACCTGGTACAATTTATGGAACAATTAGTTCTTCAACTTTTTCTACAAACACTACAGTAAATGTTACTTGGGATTCAGGTTCATTATCTAGTGAAGCAATCACTAATGTTTATATTGGTGCTTTATCTAAAACAAACAATTCTATTCCAACAGGAATTTCTGCAACTAAAATTGCAGATGGAACAATTTCAGATACAGAATTTCAATATTTAAATGGTGTATCAAGTGCTATCCAAACTCAACTAGATGCAAAAAATGCTACTATAACTGGATCAGCTTCAACAATTGATACAGAAAGTTTAACTGCAAGTAGAGCTGTTATTTCTAATGGTTCTCAAAAAATTGCAGTATCAGATGTAACATCAACTGAATTAGGTTATTTAGATGGAGTTACAAGTGCAGTACAAACACAAATAGATTCAAAACAAGCAACATTAACTGGTGGTGCAACAACAATAGCATCATCTAATCTTACAGCTTCAAGAGCATTACAATCCAATGGATCTGGTAAAGTAGAAGTTAGTGATGTTACAACAACAGAACTTGGATATTTAGATGGAGTATCATCTGCAATTCAAACTCAGCTAGATGCTAAACAAGCTAGTGATGCACAACTAACAGATATTGCAGGACTAACACCAACTGATAGTAATTTTATTGTTGGTGATGGATCAAATTTTGTAACAGAAACTGGTGCTACTGCTAGAACTTCTTTAGGACTAGGTAGTATTGCTACACAAGCTGCTAACAATGTTTCAATATCTGGTGGAGCTGTAACAGGACTTGGTTCACCATCTGCTAACTCAGATGCTGCAACTAAAGATTATGTAGATCAAGCAGTTGCTGGTTTAAGAACTAGAATTATTGCAGAATGTGCAACAACAGGAAATATTAATTTATCAAATGCTTTAGAAGCTGGTGATGCTATAGATGGTGTAACCTTAGTTGCTGGAGATAGAGTTTTAGTTAAAGATCAAAGTACAGCTAGTGAAAATGGTTTATATATTGCAGTAGGTTCAGGTGCTGGTGCAGCATCAAGAGATCCAGAACATGATACTATCGCAGAATTATCTGGTGGTATGGTTGTCGTTAATCAAGGAAGTGTTAATGATAATAAAATATTTTTATGTACAACAGATAATACAGGATCAGTTGGATCAACTTCAATTACTTATGTAGTTGTAACACCAAGTAATTCTGGAACTGTTACTCAAATTGGAATAGCAGATGCTGGTGCTGGAGAATTTACAGTTGGCAATACACCTATTACTTCATCAGGAAATATTACTCTTGCAATTAATAGTATTGCAGATACAAAATTAGGAACTATTGGAACAGCTAATAAGGTTTCTTTAACAGCATTGAATATTGATGGAGGTTCTGATATAGGTGCAGACTTAACTACATCTGATTTAATAATAGTAGATGATGGAGCAGGTGGTACTAATAGAAAAGCAGCTTTATCAAGAGTAGTAACCCTAATGTCAGCACAAGGATTTTCTACAGATGATCCAACAGCTCTTGCAATAGCTTTAGGATAATATATAAAACAATAATTAAGGAGAAATAAAAAAAATGGCAAACACATTTAAGACAGTAACATTTGCAGCAGAACCAGCTAGTGCTGGAACTCCTTATGTTATGTACACAGTAGCAGGAAGTACAACTACTGTAGTTCTAGGATTGGTACTTGCAAATATTCACACTACAGCAATTACAGCAGAAGTAGAATTAGTTTCCACAACATCAAATAGAGGTGGTGCTAACAATGTTGCTAATGGCACATCAATGCTAGTTAAAGATGTAACAATTCCATCTGGAAGTTCATTAGAACTTTTATCTGGTGGAAAAGTTGTATTGGAAGCTGGAGATAAAATTCAAATAGATTGTTCAGTAGCTGATAAAGTATCTGGTACACTTTCAATAATGGAAATTACATAGGAGTTTTAATTGTCTTATATTGGAACACCCCCATCAAATGCTTTCACTTCACTTTTAAAACAAGACTTTTCTACAAGTGCAACTACTGGCTACACTTTAGATCATGCTGTTAATAATGCTAATGACATTGCTTTATTTATAAACTTTGTAAGACAAGAGCCTACTGCTGGATATGCAGCAAGTGGAACTACTTTAACTTTAACAAGTGCTACTGCATCATCTGACGATATGTACTGTGTGTATCTTGGTCAAGCATTACAAACTGTTAATCCAGCAAACGCATCTGTTGGTTCATCTCAACTTTCACCAACAGCTATTACTGGTCAAACAGCATTAACCTCTGTTGCTAGTGATGATACAGTTTTAATTTCAGATACATCTGCATCTGGTGCATTAAAAAAAATGACTAGAGCAAATTTTGTATCTGGTATTGGTGGTGCTAACTCTCCTTTTTTTAAAGCGACAACAAATACAGTAACAACTTTGGCAAATACTACTTGGACTAAAGTTATTTTAAATGTAGCAGAGTATGACACTTCAAGCACTTATAACACTTCTAGTTACAGATTTACTCCAGGAGTAGCTGGATATTATTCTTTATCAGCAGCTATTCATTTACCAATTAGCAACGACTTTGATGAATTTATAATTGGTATAAGAAAAAATGGAGCAGAAATGGATAATATAGCTAATTCATTTTTTAACGCTGAAAGTCTAATGATAACTACAATAGATTTAGCTGACGATAATGATTATTATGAAGTGTTTGCTTATCACAATAAAGGTGGTGGCGAAAATTCAACTAACAATCCAAATTACACATGGTTTTCAGGATATAAATTAATAACATAGGATAAATTATGTCAATAACAAAAATAATAGCAGACAGTATTACAAGTGGAGCAATAGCTAACACTCCAGCTTTTCATGCAACTTTATCTTCAATTCAACAAACAAGTGATGCTACAACAACTAAAATTCAATTTAATAGTGAAAGTTTTGATACAAATAATGCTTATGATAATTCTTCAAATTATCGTTTTCAACCTCAAGTGGCTGGGAAATATTTTATATATACTTCTATTTCTGGTAGAAGTGATAGTCCTGGTCAATTAACAAATGTAAGAACATCTCTTTATAAAAATGGAAGTGAATTAATTCAAGCATATGGAACTGATTTTAGAAATAGTTCTGGTTATCAAACATTAAATTATATGGGTGCAATTATAGAAATGAATGGTTCTAGTGATTATATAGAATATTTTGCTAGAGCTGACCACACAGGTGGAACTAATGGTGGAGTTGATTCTGGCAGTTATGCTGGAGCATACAAAATAATAGAATAACAACACAACAATAAGGATAATAACATGGCACAACTAAGTACAAAAATAAAATTATACGCAGCAGCAAATGGTGTTGCTAGTATTGATTTTAGTTCTGATGTTATGTTGCAAGATGACAGTAATGGAGCTGGTGCGTATATCAAGGAATGGAATTTAGATATTGCAGAGCCTACTGATACACAACTAGCATCATATGAAACTGCAGCAACAACAGCAGAAGCAAACAACGTAGTAATTTCTACAAGAAAAGCAGCTTATGGTTCTTGGGAAACTCAACTAGAAGAAATCTATGATGATGGAATTGACAGTTGGAAAACAAGAATTGCACAAGTTAAAACAGATAACCCAAAGAATTAATAAATGGCATATATAGGTAAAACACCAACAGTAGGAAACTTCCAAGTTTGTGATGCAATAAGTGTTGTAAATAACCAAGCAGCATACACTATGCAAGTAGGTGGAGTTAATGTATCTCCAGAAAGTGCTAACCATATGATTGTTAGTTTGAATGGAGTTATCCAAAAACCTACAGACGCATTTACAGTTAGTGGTTCTACAATTACCTTTGCTTCAAATTTAGTGACAAATGATGTAATAAATTTTATTCAGATACTAGGTAATGTTTTAGACTTAGGAGTTCCATCAGATAATACAGTTACACTTGCTAAACTAGCTAGTGGTATAGATGGTAATTTAATTTCATACGATACATCTGGTAATCCAGTTGCGATTGCTACTGGTAATGACGGACAAGTTTTAACAAGTGCTGGAGCTGGTGCAGTTCCAACTTTTGAAACTTTACCTTCTAGTGGTGCAATGACTTTAATTAGTACAAATACATTATCATCTGCTGTTGATTCTGTAACTGTAAGTGGAATGGATAGTACTTATAAAAATTATAAAATTATTGTTAGTGGTTTAATTCCATCTCAAGATAACATTACTTTATTTGCTAGATCAATTACAGGTGGAAGTATAAACACAGACAATTATCACAAAACAGAATTTACATACCATGAAACTGGTGCAGCTAATTCTGGAAGTAGTATTGATACAGACAGTTGGAAAATAATTGGCACTAATGCAAATGTTATAGGTAAAAATAGTGGAGAACATACAAATATAGAAATGACAATTTTTGATCCATCAAGTACAGCTTTAAGAAATTTAATTTCTTGTGTGGCTACTTTTCAAAGTGATAATCTGAAACCAGGTTTTACTGATTCATCAATATTTTATAGTAGCACTGACGCATTACAAGGTGTTAATTTTATTGCGTCTAGTGGTCAGATAGATGCTGGAACATTTAAACTTTACGGAATTTCATAGGAGAAAATTATGCCAAGATACCACAACATAAACGGAACTAACGTACAATTTACAGAAGCAGAAGAAATAGCAAGAGATTTAGAAGAAAAAAATTGGTCAGATAATGCTTTAAATAGAGCATTAGAAACATTAAGATCAAAAAGAAATAATTTATTAATAGAAACAGATTATTTGGGTTTATCAGATGCAACTTTAACATCTGCTATGACTACTTACAGACAAGCATTAAGAGATTTAACAGATGGTTTAGATACAGTTGCAAAAGTAAAAACAAAAATGGAATTAAATGTTGATGAAGATAATAAACCAATTTTAGATAGTTATAAAAACTTTCCAACAAAACCAAGTGGAGAATAATAAATGGCACTAACAAAAATAAATAATAATACACTTTCAGCAATTACTGGATTACCAGCTGGTGTAGGTGGTAAGGTTTTGCAAGTTGTTACAGCTACAAATACAAGTCAAATAACAGTTAGTACAGGTAGTTATACTTGGACTACAAATATAAGTCTTGCAATAACACCATCTAGCACTTCAAATAAAATATTAATTTTAGGTTCACAAAATTTAGCAACAAATCAAGATGATAAATATATGAATGGAACTTTTTTTAAAAATTCAACAAATTTAGGTCATTCAAGTTTTGGAATTAGTGGTGGAAGTCTTGCAGTTGGTGTTAGTTTTATAGCTGCTAACTGGGGTGCTTCTTATTTAGATTCTCCATCAAGCACATCAGAAATAACTTATCATATGAAAGGTGCTGCACAAACAGCTACTGGTTATATGAATGTTAATGGTTCGTATGGTACTTTAACTTTAATGGAGGTAGCTGGATGATAATAGAAGCAATACATAAAATTAATCCAAATGCAAAAGTAGTTATAAGAGGTAATGATATTAACACTTGTGAAATAGAATGGTTAGAAGGAACAACACCAATACCAGTAGCTGACATAGAAGCTAAAATGGTAGAGGTACAAGCAGACTATGATGCTAAACAATATCAAAGAGATAGAGTTTATCCTAGCATTGGAGATCAGTTGGATATGCTATGGCACTCTATAGATCAAAACCCAGCATTAAAATCTCAATACTTTGATTTCTATGAAGCTATTAAAGCAGTTAAGGTAAAGCATCCTAAATCATAATGGCTAATATTTATAAAAACTCAATGTTTGATTTGACAACGACAAACAGTACAGTTGTTTATACCTGTCCTACAAACAGAACAGCTTTAATAAAATCTATTCAAATAACTAATATTCATTCTGGTACAATTGAGGTTGAAGCCTTTACTACAGATAGTTCAGATTCTGGTTCAGAGCATGAAGTAGCACATATAAGTTTAGCATCTAAAACAGTAGAAAATCTTGTAAAAGGAACTATGGTTTTAGAGTCTGGAGATACTTTAAAATTAAAAGCTGCGTCTGCAAATTATATAGCAGGTATTGTTAGTTATTTAGAAATATTTGACGAAAAGAGTGCTTAATTATATATTGTTATTAAGTATTTTTTAATGTATTTATGGAATTAGTACGAATACCAATTATAGAACTTGATAAAGTTTGGTCTTTAGTAGAAAAAGATATTAGAAATGCTTTAGCTTATTCAGGTCAACTTAACGATTCAGATTTTGTTTATGAAACTGCTAAAGAAAATAAGTTTCAAATTTGGGTTATCTGGGATAAAAACCAAAAGAAAACAAATGATAAATATTTTGGTGTAGTCGTTACTGAGATAATAAAAAGAAAACATGGTAAAGTCTGTCATGTCTATATTGTAACTGGAAGGCAAATGTCTAAATGGCAACATCTCATAAGTAGAGTTGAAGAATTTGCTAAAGACGAAGGTTGCAAAATGATGGAACTAATTGCTAGACCAGGTTGGCAAAAAGTCTATAATAATCATGGTTATAAAAAAACCCATGTTGTTTTAGAAAAACAAATTAAACAAGAGGATAAAATATGAGTTTTGGCGGAGGATCATCAGGAGGAACTACCACATCAGAAATAACACCTTATGCACCAGCAGAACCAGCATTAGCTCAGATACTATCTGAGTCTGGTCAATTATATAATCAAGGTGTAGGTGCAACAGGATATGTGGCTCCAACTCAACAAACTTTAACAGGTCTTGCTCAACAAGAAGCATTAGGTACTGCATCACAACAACAGTTGGCAGATACTTTATCTGGTCAATATTTAAATCCTTTCTTATCACCTCTTATGCAAAAAACAGCAGGTGATATAGCAACAGGAGTTCAATCACAATTTAGTGCAGCAGGAAGAACACCAGGTTCTCCAATGTCACAACAACAAATAGTTTCACAAGTAGCACAAGCTGCTTTACCTTTGGCTTTTGGTCAGTACGAAACTGAAAGAGGCAGACAACTTGGTATTGCATCACAAGCACCTAGTTTAGTTCAAACAGGTTCTCAATTAGAAAATATTCAAAGACAAAGACAATTAGCTCCAACACAAGCATTACAACAATATGCTAACTTTGTTAATCCAATTGCTACAGGACTACCTACAACAGTAGGATCATCATCAGTACAAGCTAATCCATTCTCAACTGCTATGGGTGGTGCTATGGTTGGTGGACAATTTGGTGGTGGATATGGTGCATTAATAGGTGGTGGTTTAGGATTATTAGGAGGACTATTATAATGGATAAAATAAAAAAAGTAATTTACGATATTAAAACAGATATAGATAATAATACATCTAAATATATTATTATTCTTGGTGTACTATTTGTAATTTCAATAATTTCATAAAGGAATTAATTCTTAATGAATGACCTTAAAAAATATGCAGGACTTCTAAATGATTTAGCACCTAAAGGTGAATTTTTAGCATACATTAATGAAGATGAATCTAAAATGCTTAAAGACAATGGTGCGTTAGGTTTATTAACACCTCAAGGAATACCATCTTATAGAGGTGCTGGTGGTTATCAAGGTGGTAGTACAGGTTCTTCAAGTTCATCTAGCTCATCAGGATCAAGCTCATCATCAAGTGGTGGTGGTGGCGGTGGAGGAGGTCAAGATTATTCTTCAGTACCTGCTTCTACACCTACAGTATCTGCACCTACTAATAATAATGGTAGTAATGACTATACAGGTTCAGATTATGGATTTGTAGCATCTCAAACTACACCAACAACTTATGATGAAGCTGGAATAGTAACTGGAAATGTAGATGCCGAAGATGAATATTTAGCACCAGATCCTGACCATTTCAAAGCTACACAAAAAGCAATTGGAAAAACACAAAAAGAATTAAATGAATTAGGTTTAGATAAATCTGATTGGAGTGATTGGACTAAAGAAGAACAAGATACTTACCAAGAAGAAATGAATAGGTTAAATAATACAGAAGGTAAAAATTATTCTTTTTACAAAGGTAATAAAGGAACAACAAATTTAACTCTTGGAGAACATTGGAAAGATACTGTAGTTACTGATCCTTTTTTAAAATTTTCACCTACATTAAGATTTTTAGTTGCAGCTGGTAGAACTATAAAAGAAAATGCTACAACTGATTATGGTACAGGAAAATATGGTGGTTATACTGCTGATGGTATGGGAAGTGGACAACCAATAGATAAAGGTGGTTGGATAGGTAGAATATTTAATAGTGATGGATCGGTAAATCAAAATTTGTCAGAAACTGAAGTTAATGATTTATATAATCAGGCACAAGTTGAGTTACCTAATATAATATCTGACACAACTCCCCAAGACTCTATGGTAAATAAATATTTTGATAATATGCTTATGAGTCCAGATTCACCATTAAGTTCTGATTTGCAAATAAGCTATAATAATGCTAAAAATAATGTTAATAATATTTTGGGTATAACACCTACAAATCAACAGTTTGGCTATTCTGCTGATCCCTATGGAGGTTTAATGGCTAGTAATTTAACAACCAACCCATATAATATAGATTATTTAAAACGATTAGGATTAATATAATGATTGAAGATTTAAAAAGAAGATATGCAAAATTACAAGGTTTATTAAACACACCAATGAATCAAAGTGGTGGAATTTTAGGTAATATACCTCAAGGTGCTTTACTAGGTTCTTCAATATTTAGTCAAGGTATTCAAGGTAAAGATCCTTTCTCTGCACTACTTCCTGCTGTAACTCAAACAGCACAATTACAAAAATTAATGACTCCTAAAAAGTCTTTTAGACAATTAACTGATGCTGAAAAACAATCTAGAGGATTACCAATTG